TGGATTCAGTTGCACTCGCGTCTTACATATATAAAAAACTAAATCAATACGAGCAGGGACATGTAGACTATGTTACCTCTGGTAACATAAAAGATATGGAGGACTATAAATTTGTCATGGGTGAGTTATCAATGCTTCGCACCCTACGACAGGATCTAAAAGAAGCGTTGCACATACAGGGAGATGAACTCGATGAGTGAGCCAAAACTGGACACTATCGCAAAACCGTCCGTTACGGATGCATATGTTAGCGAAGAAGAGAGGGTCTTAGACCCCACCGTGTTAGATAAATCACTGGTTGAACGAATGCCTGACCCTTCTGGGTGGAGACTTCTGGTCTTGCCATACAAGGGAAAAGGTATCACTGATGGTGGTATACACCTTCTTGATTCCACTGTGGATAAAGAAAACCTAGCCACATCAGTATGTTATGTATTGAAGGTTGGTCCTTTGGCTTACAAAGACGATACAAAGTTTGAGGGCATACCATGGTGCAAGAAAGGAGATTGGGTGCTTATCGGTAGATATGCAGGAGCTCGTTTCGCACTAGAAGACGATCATGAAGTCAGAATAATTAACGATGATGAAGTGATCGGAACAATACTAAATCCAGACGATATTAAATCTGCATAGGTGAAAACATGGCTGAAGAAACACTAACCGAAGCTCTGGCTAATCTTAACGATGAGAATATTGAGAAAGCCTCGCTTCCAGAAAACAGAAGAGTAGAAGAAGAAACATCCGAAGAGGTTGCGGTTATTGACCTAGATGAAGAGGATGTTCAAGAAATAGAGCCGATTACAGAAGATGTAGTCAAAGAAGACTTTGATGCAAAGCCGATAGATGAAGATGAAGAATTATCTGAGGCAGAGCGCAGAACAAGAACTTCTCAGGACAGAATAAACAAAGCTGTCGCGCAAGCAAAAGAGTTTCAGCGAAGAGAACTACAAGCTTTGCAGTATGTAAAAGAACTGCAGGAGCAAAACAAAAATCTTTCGGGTCAACTACTTAGTTCTCAACAATCATCATCTCAAGAGAATATGCGCCTTCAAGAGGGGTATAGAGATGAGTTTGAGACTAGAGTAGAAACTCAGGCGCAAGCTGCAAAGAATGCTTACAAGACTGCGTATGAGTCTGGTGATCCAGACAGAATGGCAGATGCTCAACAACTTATTGCACAAGCAGAAGCTGATCGAGCAGCACTAAACAAGTACAAGCAGGATTACGAAGAATACAAAGTTAAATATCAGGAGTGGCTAGAAGACCAACAAGCCAGCCAAGAACAAAGTTTTGAAGAGCTTCAAAGTGATCAAGGTCTTACTAATCCTGTTTACGGACAAACACAGAATCAACCTGTCTATCAAGAGCCTTCTGCAAGAGCTCAGCAGTGGGCAGAAGAGAATGAATGGTTTGGAACTGACCAGGCAATGACTGATCAGGTTATGGCAATCCATAATCGATTAGCTGCAACGCAGATTGACTTGGAATCAGATGAATACTATTCTGAAATTAACAAGCAGATGAGGGAAGCTTTTCCTCATAAGTTTGATATCGCGGGGGATGAAACTAACGTCCAAAAAGTAGTCTCCGGATCGCGCACAACTGGAACTGGACGCAATCAAAATAATCGTAGGATTGAGTTGAGTCCTAGCGAACAGCAACTTGCTAAGAGGCTAGGGGTACCATTCAAGGAATACGCAAAACAAAAAATGAGGTTACAGAGATCATGAGCGAAGAAACAAAGACAGGATCTAATAGAACTCCCAGAAGTGCTTCTTCACGGTCAACTAAGGCTGCAAGAAAACCATGGACTCCACCTCAAATTCTGGAAACGCCTCCTGCTCCTGCCGGTATGAGATACAGGTGGATTAGGACGCATATTCGAGGAGAGGATGATAAAACCAACGTACACATGAGGCTTAGAGAAGGCTTTGAGCCTGTTAAGCCCTCAGAAGTAGAAGGCTATGACCTACCAACTATTGATGATGGTAAGCATGCTGGAACAGTGGGTGTTGGTGGATTGATACTCTGCAAGATTCCAGAAGAGACAGCAGATGAGCGTAATGCTCATTTCGAGCAGCAAACCGAAAATCAAATGAGAGCAGTTGATAACGATTTGATGCGAGAGGAGAACCCTGCGATGCCCATGACGAGAGAAAGGAAAACGCAGGTTTCGTTTGGAAAAGGTAGAACTTAATCTTTTTGATTGTGTTTATTTTTAGGAGGCAACGCGATGGCTAATAATGATGCCGCATTTGGCATGCGTCCATCCAGAATGATAGGCGGTGGCGTCTATACTGGTGGACAAAGCCGATATCGAATCGCTGCAAACTATGGCACAAGTATCTTCCAGGGCGACATGGTTGCCCAGGTAACCGGAGGCGGTATTGAAGTACACGCTGACGGTGGAACTGTGCCGATTGTAGGCGTTTTCAATGGTTGCATGTACACGGACCCCACCACTAGTGAGCAAGTGTTCAGCAACTTTTATCCAGCAAGCACAAACGCTTCTGACATCATTGCATTTATCATTGATGATCCGAATGTCGTTTTTGAAATCCAAGCAGACGATACGTTCCCAGTGGCCGACTTGTTCGGCAACTTCGATATTGTCTACACTTCTTCTGGAAGCACCGTAACTGGTATTTCTGGTGCGGAACTGGATGTAGCAACTGGCGCAACTGGTACGAGTTTGCCACTGAAAGCAATTGATATCTCAGGTGACCCTGAGAACTCAGATGTTGCTTCAGCAAACACCAACGTATTAGTTGTTATTCAAAACCATATATTTGGCGTTAAAGGCGCTGGATTAGCTTAGGAGGATAACTAATGGCTATTTCAAGAGCACAGTTAGCCAAAGAGCTAGAGCCAGGACTCAACGCTTTATTTGGCATGGAGTATGCGCGTTATGAAAACGAGCATGCTGAGATCTTTGAGACAGAAGCTTCTGACAGAGCGTTTGAAGAAGAAGTCTTAATAGTTGGATTCGGCAACGCTGAAACCAAATCGGAAGGTCAATCTGTTAACTACGACAGTGCAAGTGAAGGTTTCACAGCGCGTTATACGCATGAAACTATCGCTCTGGGCTTCGCGTTAACGGAAGAAGCAGTCGAGGATAATCTCTATGACCGCCTTGGCGCACGTTATACAAAGGCTTTGGCCCGAAGTATGGCTCACACCAAGCAAGTTAAAGCTGCTAACGTATTGAACAATGCGTTTAGCTCTAGCTTTACGGGTGGTGACGGAGTGTCTTTGATCAACACCAGCCACCCATTAGCTGGTGGTGGTACGCTTGCTAATCGTCAAACGACGATGGCTGACCTTAACGAGACATCTTTAGAAAATGCTTTGATCAGCATCAGCACTTTTGTTGACGATCGAAACATGATCTTGGCCCTACAGGGAACCAAGTTGATTGTTCCTCCTCAACTTCAGTTTGTCGCTGACAGGCTTCTAGAGTCACCTGGACGAGTCGGAACTTCCGACAACGACATCAACGCAATCAGGAACATGGGTCTGCTGCCGCAAGGTTATGCAGTCAACCATTTCTTGACTGATACTGATGCGTTCTTCATTTTGACTGACGTTCCAGACGGCTTTAAGCATTTTGAAAGAACTCCGATTTCAACTTCTATGGAAGGAGATTTCGACACAGGTAATGTGAGATACAAGGCTCGTGAGCGTTATAGCTTCGGCTTCAGTAACCCACGTTGTGTGTTTGGTTCTCAAGGAGCGTAATGTTCCACATGGAACATTGATGAGAAGGGGCATTTGTTGCCCCTTTTCTTTTTTTACTGTATAAAACTTGTATCCCTGACAGGTGCATACCGTGCCTGACATTAGCCAAGACAGGAGACACATATGGCTACTTCTACTTTTACCGGACCCCTTCGATCGGAGTCTACCCTAAAAACCATTAGCAAAAGTTCATCAACTGGCGCAATCACTGAGATTGTTACGCTTGGTGATGGACCCGTCAGTCTTTCTGATGGAGATGTGACACTAACTAATGCAACGCATAGTGGCAGAGTTTTGCTTGTTCCAGACGGTGGCCAAGACAACACTTACACGCTACCAGCACCGATTGCTGGATCTGTATTTAGATTTGTTTATGCAGGTGGGGCAGCAGATGCGACTGATGCACTTGTCCTCACACCAGGTAACACAAACTTTTATATTGGTGGCGTGACTTTCTTGGATACAGATGGCAACGCAATCAGCAGTGTTTTCTCTAACGGAAGCTCAAACAGCAGTATTCAATTTAACGTACCTGCTGGATTTGATGTAACTATCGTTGGTTTAAATACCACCAACTATCAAATCTTTGGAAATGTTACGAGTACTACTGCACCTGCATTTGCTGACCAGTAATAGGAGGCATTTATGGCTGATACAGTAACCTCTCAAACCATCCAAGATGGAGAGAGAAAAGCCGTACTCAAATTTACGAATATCAGTGATGGATCAGGTGAGTCAGCGGTTACAAAAATTGATGTAAGCGCGCTTGCAAAAAACAGTGCAGGTTCATCCTGCACTGAAGTTGCTATATCAAAGATCTGGTGGCAGTGCGTTGGCATGGGTGTAGAACTTTTGAATGACGCTACAACAGATACTTTGATTATTGCTCTTTCTCCAGATTCAAATGGTATGCATGATTACTCTTCGTTCTCTGGCATACCAAATGATGCTGGTTCTGGTAAGACAGGTGATGTCAAGTTCACCACTATCGGAGCAAGTAACACCGACACATACACTGTTATCGTTGAGGTATTGAAGAGTTATTAATGGCTACTTCTGGCAGCAGCAACTTTGAACCAGATGTTGCGGAGTATATAGAAGAGGCATTTGAAAGATGTGGTCTTGAGTATCGAACTGGATACGATGGCGTAACTGCTAGGAGATCACTAAACCTTTTATTTGCAGATTGGGCTAACAGGGGGTTGAACCAGTGGACTGTTACAAACTCCACTACAACCCTCAGTAAGTCTGATCAGTTTCTTGACCTCACATCTACAACGATCGATGTTCTTGATGTCATTCTTCGTAGAACTGAAAACAGTGAAACGACTGATATTCAGATGAATCAGATCAGTAGGTCTGCGTATTGGAATATTCCAAATAAAGACACTGAGGCAAGACCAAGCCAATGGTTCTTAGATAAGCAGATAACTCCGAGGCTATATATATGGCCAGCTGCAGAAAACAGCACGGACCAGGTAATCATAAATAGATTGGTTAGGATCGAAGACGCAGACGCTGGAGTTAATACAGCTGATGTGCCATTTAGATTCTTTCCTTGTTTAAGTGCAGGTCTGGCTTATTACATAGCTTTGAAGAGAGCTCCTGACAGGGTTCAGCTGTTGAAGACTTTGTATGAAGAAGAGTTTGCTCGAGCCGCTGACCAGGATGAAAGCAGAGCATCTTTGATGATTGCTCCTAATCTTAGATCATACAGGCGTGCGTAATGGCTTATGCTTCTGGTAAGTATTCTTTAGCTATATGTGACAGATGTGGGTTTAGGTACAGATACAAAGAACTAAGAAAAGAATGGAACAATCTTTTCGTTTGCAGAGAGTGTTACGAGCCTAAAGCTCCACAGATAGACCCTGTTCCTCATGTTGCAGACCCAGAAGCGATAAGAGATCCAAGACCACAGTTACCTCCATCTGTTGTAGCAGGAGAGGGTGTGGTAAGAACAA